CCCCACCCGAAGAGGAGATTGCGGTTCTCTCTTGTTTTGTACTGGTCCGACTGCTGGTAAGGCTGTTATAGTTGGTATGCATATTGCAGGCAATGAGAAAAATATGGGTGTGTCGACTCGTATTGAATACGACATGGTCCTTGCAGCTGCTTTGCTTTGTGATGCCCCCACCAAATTCGTCAGCGAATCTGACGATTTTGAAGCTCAAATGGGAGATAACTTTCTCGTTTGTGAAGAGGTTGCTATGTTGCCCCTCCCGAGTTCCAACTGCGTCATTAAGAGTAGGATTCATGGAAAATTCAACACCCCTCAATGCTTGCCCACTATGCTGCGAGAGATGGACCTTGGCAATGGTCTTAAGGATCCCTGGTTGAACGCTCGCTCGAAGTACAGTAGAAGCCAGAAGTCCGTTGACTTGGACTTGTTGGACGTCGTTTCTTGTAGCGTCTCTCAGATGATCATCTTTGCAAAAAGATTTGATGATCCCTGGGAGGCCAGATTGTATTCTTTTGAAGAAGCAGTCGCTGGCATTCCTGGAGTTCCCTTTGCTGAAGGGATTCCCAGGAACACCAGCTCAGGTTATCCGTACTCACTCGGTGTTCTGTTAGGAGGTAAGAGAGATTGGTTTGGAGAAGATGGTCCGTATAGGTTCGACTCCCCTAAGTGCCTTGAGCTCATAGACCATATTGAGCACACCATTTCTAACCTAGAGAAAGGTTTTCGTATGGATGTTAAGTATGCGGATTACCTCAAGGACGAGCGGAGACTTGCCGAGAAAGTCAGAGACGGCAAGACGCGTCTTATCAGTGCTTCCCCTCTTGATTATCTGATCATTTGCAGGATGTACTTCGGTGATTTTGTTCGGTCAGTCATGTCTGGCAGAGTCAGCAATGAAATGGCTGTCGGTTTGAATCCCTATTCTACCGAGTGGTCATTTCTTGTTGAGCATCTGTCGTCCGTCGGAGATAAGTATGTTTTCGGAGACTACTCAGCGTACGACGGTTCGCTGCCTATTAGTTTCATGTACAAAGTTCTTGATGTTATAGAAGACTTCTACAGCACTGCCCCTCAGAACCCTCGTGAT